AGCGCGGCGGCAGTGGCAGACACATCACTTGCCGCTGCTGCGGTGGCATGGGTTTCCGCCAGACCGGCCTGCGTGGTTGCAGTGTCGGCATGGCCGGATGCGGCTGTGGCGGAACCATCCGCCGATGCTGATGCTGTCTGCGCCTGATCCCGTGCCGTCTCTGACGCGGCCTGCGCGGCTTCGGATGCGGCTTGCGCGGTGCCCGCCGCCGTCGCAGCACCCTGCGCCAGAACCCTATCGGCATCCGCCGCCGCCGCATCCGCCGCCGCATTGGTTTCTGCCAATTCTGCGGCAACCTGCGCCGCCTGCGATGCGTCACGATAGCTTTCCGCCTGATCCCGCGCCGCTTGTGCATCTGTGACGGCTTGTGTCGCAATCTGGTGACCGGTTTCCAAATCAGAAAGGGTGCCTGTGTAGCCATCGACAACCGCATTCAGATTGGCCTGCACCGCCGCCGCATCTGCAAGGGCTTGGGTGATGTCGCTCTGCGTCTGCGTAATCGACGCATTGATGTTGTCGAATAGATCCATGACGGAGCCGCCCAGATCCTCGACCACCACACCGCGCGGAACAGCCGTCAACCATTCGGTCAACGGGCTTTCGTTGCCAGAGTGATCCGTTGCGGAAATCCTGAACCGCGAAAGCTCTCCAGCGTAAGGAAAGAACGGATCAGAGACCGTTGACAACAACGTCAGATCATCACTGTCCGCAGACGCCCCATAGATCCGGAACGCCGCGAAATCCTCATAGGGATAGGGCTCACCATAAAGCGTGATGCCATCCATTCCTTCAGAGGCGATCCAACCAACCGGAGCAACGTAGTCAAAATTGCGTGCGCGCGCCTGGTGCGTGCCCGCAGACACATAGCCGCGCCCCCTGCCCCGGGCATCAACAGTTTGAACCTCGACCTCGTAGCTTTCGCCATCCGTAAGCGCGTCGGTCAATATGGTTCCGATCGCGCTTTGGGGATTGGCCACTTGCCACGCCTGCTGTCCCGGCCGCCGCCAGCGCAGCAGAGCCTTTGTTTCCTCTGTATAGCCGCGCGGGATCAGATCCACACCAATGCGCGGCGTCAGAACCCCATTGCGCCCGGAGATCGCAACAGCCCGGCCTGTGACCACTTGCAACACCGACGCCAACGGCGGCCCGTAGCGTTCGCCCGTGTCGGTGATCTGCGGATCATAGTCAGGGATTGCACCACCATCGGCCGTCAGAACGGCGGGCGAGGCTGGCACGGCGCGGATAAGCGCGGTTTCATCGGAACTGGGCTCAATTCCCGTGACGACCAGCTCGAGGGTTTCAGAACCCTGTTCGATAATCCCCACCATATCACCGGCGCCGATCAAGCCCTCGGCCACTGTACCGCCCGGCAAAGTCCATGTGCCATTCTCGAACGCGGCATCGACGTGCGTCATGTCGCCCAGGGCGCTGCGCGCAACAAGGGTATATGATCCAGCGGCCAATTCCTTCGCGTCGTCCAACTCGATCGAGACCACATGACCCGCCTCGATCACGGCCGAGACAACACGCCCCCAGCCGTGGCCGACTTGCGGCACATCATGCACAAGCGCAATCTTGTCACCGCGCGTAATGCGGATGTGTTCCCAATCTGCATTGAACGAAAAGCTCTCAGGGCGCAGCTTTGCCACCGCCAGGTGATAACGCCCCAGACGCCACGCATTGCCCTGCCCTACATCTTCTTTTGTGATGACTACGCCGGGAAGATCGAGCGTTTCAAATTCGGTCGCGTTGTGCGGCCCATAACCATCTGCATAAACCGTGACTTCATCCTGTTCCCATTCCAGGCGCTCAGAGCGCACGCGCACACGGAACCCGTGAATTTCGCGTGGAAAGGAAATGTTGCCGCTAAAGCCCCAACTGTTGCGCGGTGTGAACATCTGGCGCACGGGACCGGCGGCCCCATCACGCACAATGGAAAACCGGCCGTCCACATAAGAACGGCGGGCGCGGCCGGTTGCGCAGACTACATCCAGCACCTCCCCAACGCGCATTGCGGTGTCGATCACATAGTCGCAGGTCCAGTGCGGTTCCTGATCGGCCCAATTCTTCAGCGCGCCGGGCGCAATCCGGCCCTCAGAAACCGGGCGGCGCAGGTGCGGCCCCATCAATTCGCGCGCGTAGATCCAGGCAGGGTGGCGCACCGGCTGCGGCGCTGACCAAGCTAGACCATTCCAAACCGGGGCCAGCTGTTGCACGGTTGCGTTCAGTCGATCAATCTGCCCATTTAATTGCTCAGTCGCGCGAACGCGGATTGCGATTTCCGCAATGCCGTCATGGCTGGGCAGCTGCCCGGAACGAAAAGATCTTACAGCAGAGAGATAGCTGTCATCGGGGCGCGAAATGTCGTCGCTGTCCGCGCTCAGACGCTCGACACGGACCTCATATTCCCCCTCGGTTGGGAATTCGATGCGATGCGTGAAACGCACAAGGGACCGCTCCGCCGCCGTGCAGGTCATTTGACCCGCCTCGACAAAGTCCTGATCGCCAACCTTACGGAAGGAGAAATGGAAATCAACGGACATCTCGTGCAGATCGCCTGCGCTTTTGATATGCGCGAGGCCCTGAGTAAAGGTAATGTCAATCGAGGCCGATGTGCAGCGTTCCCGCGTTACGCGAACCGTGGGCGTGTGAGGCAGCAGGCGCACGCTTTCGGGATCTTCGGCCACGTCATCCGGATATAGCGTCATAGGCTCGACGCCTCTGCGCCAGGCCGTGACCTGATCTGTGATTTCAGGAATCGCGGCCAGCGTGCGCGCTTCATCGACGTTTAGAAACTCGATTTCAACGTCTGCAAATTCAGAGATCGGCGTGGTGCCGATGCGCAAGTCCTCGAGCGACAGCGGCCCCCATCCAAATGTGTAGCGGCCGCGATAGTAGATCTCACCATCCACCACCTCTGTAAACCCCCGTGCGGTCATAGGCGGATAGATCCGGCGACGACCAAGAACACGGGGAAAGACGTTGTAGGGGCGGCGCTCATTGGCCGAGCCGGTGATCGCATAATTTGTATCCCCGACCGTTCCCGAAGCAGAGGGCGACACGGGCGGGATCAGAGCATTTACCACCAGCGTTCCAACGATAGTGATTGCGGCCGTCATCGCTGCCACCGCAAATGCCGAGGCCCCTGCACCCAGGACCGCCGTTGTAATGGCGGGCGCGGCACTGGCGATAATGGCGGACAGGACCGCGCCAGCCAGCGGGCCTTTTACGCGCCAACCGATTTCCACGCGCACCCCACGACGTGGGCGCACTTTGCACCAATCCGCGATCGAAACCTCAGACCGGCGACCCTGAAACACCAGCTCCACAACTGGAAGGCCAAAGCGTTCGGGTAAATCAAATTCCGCTAAGATCTGCGTAATCGTCAGACCTTCGGACAGGGTGCGAATATCACCATCCTGGATCGGGCGCAGCGGATGCGCTTGCGCCGCAACGGTGAAGCCGTTTGCGTCATTAAACAAAGCGGTAAATTCCTTCTAGGCGACCGAGCCAAGGGGATCGGTTCCAACTTTCAATAACCGACCCTGCAACATCGTCTTCGATGTGCAGCATATCGCGACCATCAAGTGCGAAACCCACATGCAGCAGCTGGCCGCGCACATAAAACATCAGCGCATCGCCCTCGCGGGCGTCACGCTCTGGCACAGCGACAACATGCGGCCTCATTGTGTCTGCGACTTGGTGGCGCGCGGCCTCGCTCATGCGACACTGCGGATCTGGTAGCGGTCGGTTAAACCGAGCAGCGTGCAAGGCGAGGAACAGACCAAGGCAATCATAAGCCCCTGGGCCGCGCCCCAATTCTGCATATCGCAGACCAACCCAATCAGCCTGCCACATCAGAACAGTCCCGGCGTGGTGGCGGGCGTCATCATCATATAGCCCGCCTGTTCGTCAAGGATCGGTTCCACCGTCAGCCCGCCGCTGATGACCTGGGCGTCATATTCAGCAGCACCCAACTGCAACTCAAATGGGCCTGCCTCGATAGTGTCAGGCGTGGATGCCATGACATAACGTACATCAGCTTGAACCGTGCCCTCTGCACCGCGCAGCGCGGCCACAAGGCGGCGATCGGTGTTATCAACCGACCACTGCATCACCGGCATGCCTTCATCGACATCATCCGGCAGCGAGATTTCAAAACCTGCTGGGCCGAAAACCTGCCCCTGATGCGTGATCGGGTTTTCATCACGCACCCAACGGATCGGATCATCCCAATCCGCATGCGAAAGGGTGATCAGTGGCAAAAGGGGGTCATCGCTTTCTTGCGCGTGAACAGCGCGCGCAAAGCCTGGGCTTGTCGCTCTCAATTTATCAACTCCAAAGATAGCGAGATCTCGATCGCATTCTCACCGACCGGGACGGCGCTGTAAGCGCCATCCAGGACAAAGCGCCAGGTTCGAACAACGTCACTAATGGGATGCGCCATTGTGAAGCTCAAAGCGCCCTGCCCCAGATCCACGGCGAACCATTCTTCAAACGCTTCAAACGCCGCTTCCTTGACCGGCGATACGATCAGAGAAACTGCGGCGCGGCGCGCGGTTGTTCTGCGCCGGCGCTTTGGGGGGCCCGCATCCATCTGCGTTTCCGCAACGGCACCAAAGGGTGCGGAAATGCTGATATCCCTCCAGACCGGCGCGGGAAGATAGCTTGGAAACTCAGGCATTAGGCCCCCATTGGTTTTGCGCGAGAACCGAAGCGCTGCGAAAACGCCCCATCGAGCGAACCCGACAGAATTTCAGCTTTCAGCTGCTCGCGCATGGTGATGTCGAGCCGACCATCAGACCGGCGTTCGGTTGTGACCTTGGCCGAAGTATGGTTGTGGATGTGGATCGACATATCGCCGCCACGCACCACGACCTGCGAGGCCATTGCGCCAGTGTCTCGCAAGGCCTCTTGCGCCTGATGGACGTTCAGGATTGCGCCGTTTTGAGGCGCATACCAATATTCAGAGTTTGGCGTGTTCTCATTGACCTTGTAGAGGGACCCACCACGAACCGGGCCTCCCGAGGCACGCGCGGGCGCAATTGGTGCGGCCGCCGTCCCCGCTGTTCCACCGCCGAACAAACTGCCAAAGAACGTGTTGAGCACGTTGCTGCCAGCACCGGCGGGGGCAAACAAGTTTGCGAACTGCTGCGCCAAAGCGTCAAAAGCCCTGTCCGTCGCGAGATCCGCAAGCCGTTGACCAATTCGGCCAATCGCATCGCCAACGCTGTCAGCGGCCCGAATGTCGCGTAACGCGCTGCGCGCAAAAGCCTGCGCCGCTTTCTCTGACTCTGTCTTGACCTCCCCTAGGCGATCCTTGACCCGCGCCAGCTGATCCGCGACCAAGGCCTCAGCATCAGCACGCGAATAGCCCATCTCGATCAGCGTGGGCATCAGATCCGCCAGACGTTGCCGCTCGGCGTTCAACGCTTGTTCGATGTAGACCTCGCGCTGACCGCCCTCGATCAGAACCTCGCGCAATTGCGACAGATCCCGCAAATCGGCCTTTGTGTCAGCAGAAACCCCACCGCGCCCACGCTTGTTATGCTCCGCCTCGATCGCGGCGCGATTGCGCGCATTGGCTTCCGCCGCTGCGGTCAACTCAGCCTCGCCCGCTTGCGCGGCCTTCAGATTATCGACGATCGCCTGATAACGCGCTTCTTCGCGCGCCAGGGCTTGCTCTCGCGCCGACAGGCCCGACAGCTTGGATTGATCGAGGTAGTCTTTAAGCGCCTTGTCAGCGTCTCGCGTGGCTTTTGCGGATCCATTGATTTCCGCCGTTGACTGCTCATAGAGCGCCAGTATGCGCCGTTCTTCTTCTATACGATCGAGGCCGGAAAGATCTGGGTCATTCAACCCTGCTAGGGCGGCGTCACGATCGCGCGCGGCCTGGGCAAGCTTTTCCTGCACCTCGGCCGCCTGGGCAAGTTCGGGGATCTGTGCGACAAGCCCGGCAATTCCCCGAGCCGCAGCTTCGGCAGACCCCGCCACTTGATTGATGCCTTTGCTCACGCCTTCAGCACCGAGGCCAAGGCGGTCCATAGCCTCGGCCGCTTCGTCAGCAGATCCGCGCAGGACCAAAAGAACATCAGACGCCTTTTCGGATCTCTGTGCGGCCTCAATCAACGGCTGCAAGACCGGCTCGAAGATCTGCAACATGCGCGCAAACCCATCGCCAGACTGCGCAACCAATTCATTCAGCTGCCCTTGAAATTCACTGGCGCGAAGCCGACCCGAAACCAACCCATCAATCAATTCCTTCAGCTCGGGGTTCTTCCCCAAAAGCCCCTGAAACATCGGTTCTGAAAACCTGTTTCCGGCACGATCTTGTGCATCCCCCAACAAGCGGCCCAATTCTTCTGCGTCGGTAATCGCCTGGGCCAAAGAAGCACCGGCCATTTTCTGACGCACTTCGTCAATCTCGCCGCCGACAGCGGCATAAGCCGCCTGCAAATCAGAAACCCGGTCGGTTACATTCTGCGTTAGGCGCTCGACGTCAGATGTCCGCGTTGCCATCACCAAAAGGGTGGTGGTGATTGCGGTGAATGCCAGACCTATGGGGCCGCCGAAAAAGGCAAGCGCGGACTTCAAGGAATTGAGGGCTGCTGTCCCAAAGCGCACCGCGATCGACAAACGTTTTTGAGCCGCTGTTAATCCTTGTGTCGCTGCTGCCGCTCGACCTTCAAGAGCCGCCAGCCGAGCAATAGCACGGCTCTCAGCTTCTATTGCGCGCTTTCGTGCCTTGGCCGCGTTCACGGTCGATTTGCCCTGAAAAGACCGTTGGGCAAACTCCGTTTCAGCGACGCGGCGGCGCTCTTTAAGCGTGGCAATCTCAACACGCTGATCGATTACCGCTTGTCGAGACGCCGCAACTTGCGCGCGGGCAGCCTGAACATCCGCGTGACGGGCTTGCGAAGCGGCGCGCAGGGATTCGACCATTGCACCTATGCCACGACCACCCGCACCGGCAACGGCGGCGGCCGCGACAAATCGAATTGCCGTCGCCAACCACTCAGCGCCTTCGGTGTTGTTCGACATGTACTCGCCCATAGCCACCATCGCACCGTTGATGGTAGCGGTTGCACCAAGCGCCTCATCAATGCGACCAACATATGCGGTCAACCCGGTGGACAAGGTGGCGATCGCCTCCTCACCAGAAACGGCAAGGCGGCGGAAATTCGCATCGGCCGCATCGGCCATGCCATCAAGAGCACGCAAAACAATATCGCTGGTTAGGCGCTGTTCTTCCGCAAAGCCGCGCAATTCGCTGCGCGCAATACCGGCAGCACCTGCAAGTGCGTCAAGGAACTCAACCGGCGCATTCTCGCGGATCGAGGCAAATTCGTCACCGGACAGAACGCCGGATTGCAAGGCTTGTCCCAACTGCAACGAGACAGACGCACTTTCGGTGGTGGACGCACCACCAGAGGCCAGTAGCTTTTGCAGGGTTTCCACACGGCGGATTGTCGTGTCGAGATCACCGTCGGTGCTTTTTGCCAGACGCTGCACGGCTTTTGCGGTGCTGCCGACCTCAGACCGCGTGCGCAGCGCCAAATCAATCAAAGCTTGCTGGTTTTCAGCGCCCGCCGCGCCGATCGAGGTCAGGCTACGCTCAACGCTGCGCCAGGCCTCGGCATAGGCGCGCACCTGGGACGCACCAAGGGCGGCCGTCAATCCGACGATCGAGGTGCGCGTCAACAACACCGCGCGGTTTGACCGCTCCCAACGTCGATCGACCTCAGACAGGCGGCGATCGGTTAGCCGGGCTTGGCGGGCGAGGGTTTCATCATAAACCCGCGCCGCCTTGGTGAACCCCGAGACATTACCGGTGTATTCCGTGAGGATCGTGTCACGAACCAGCATTCAAGGCCTCCATCTTCTTCTGAAAAATCGCGAATGCGGTCCAAAATTCCGCAGGTGTTGCCGCCCAAAATTCAGAGGGCGACCAGCCGAGGTGTACGGTCGCGAAGCCGAACAATGCCGTCAGATAGTCGTCAGGCTCTCCAGAACTGGCAGCACCTCGGTTTCGTACTTTTTTTCGCGCAAATCCGGCTTGTACAGCAGCGCGATCAGGAAACGCATCATCGGCTCGAGGATCTCGGGATTGGTGGCATAATGAGCCTCGAACAGACAGCGTTCGATTGCGGGTTCATCATAATCCGATGCCCCAACGCCTTCATGGATGACGACCGTCGCTTCCTGGAGCTTCAGGTGGCCCGCCAGCGCCAGCTTGAATACCTCAGTCAGGTTAAACCCCAGCTTGGCTTCGATATTACGATACGCCTCGAGCTTGGGGCGCAGCTGCGCACGCTCCGCCCCAATTTGAATGGTAAAGACGGCCATCAGGCGTTCACTGTCTCAGTCGGGTCAGTCAGAAACGCGATCGTGAAAGGCACCGAAACAAGGCCTTCGACGTTTGCCGTTTCCTCGCCGCGTGACACCTGCGCGTTACCGACACGCTTATGCCCCCCGGACTTGGGGTCATCATAGGTAATCTGAACAATGTCGCCGGTTGTGGAAGCATCCCAAAGCAATTGCTGCCCAGTGGTCAGAGGCCGCATCTTGATAAACGAAAGGCTCAGCGTCGCGCCTTCTTTTTGCTGGTAAGGCACGCTGCTGGTTTTCGTTTTGGTCTTCTGCTGGGTGACGCCCGTGTTGTATGTCGCATCGCCCTGATGCTCGATAACGATGTCATTGGCGCCATCGTGAATCGAAATCAGATAATCGTCACCCTGAACGCCTACGTTTGGATCTGGCATTTGTTAGTCTCCATGACTGTGAATATGGACTTGGAACCGGCAAACATAGCTGGACGTTTCCGGCGTGTTTTCCTCGGCGGGAAATCCGCCCAGAAACTTGACTTTCCCCGCGTGATCGAGAGGGGCCCAATCGCGCAGCGCGCCTTGCACCAAGGCCCCGACACGCGCCAATTCCGTCATGGCATCGCGGATTTCATCCCGGCCGCTATCGGCCACATGGACGACGCGCACGTTGAAGGGATGACGGTCTGAGGTGCCGTGAATGGTGTTCCCCATCAAAAGCGCGCCCTGGTCAATCCGCGCGTAAAGCTCGGCTTTTTCCGTCACGACCGAGGTATGCACCGGAACCGGCACGGGATCGCCGCCTTCTTCAGGCGGGAAACCTGCCTCGGCCAACGCCTCAGACAGGCGCGTTTGCAGCGCCTCTAACAGCGCTGGAATGTCTTCAACGCTCATGTAATGCCCCTTTCTCGGCCGCCACCTGTTCGGCCGGTGCTCGAAGGTGAACCGCGATCATCAAGCGCCCGGGTATTCGCATCGCGCATGCGGTCACGGTGACGGCCCTCATGTTCCAGAACCGCAGTGTCATGGTAGGGCCGCGCCTTTGCGGTGGCCGTGCCGTCATGCACAAACCGCGCATAGAACGCAGAGCGCCGCGCAGCTGCTGACAGGTATCCGACCAGGCCGCGTAGCCCTTTGCCTGTGATCCGCTTTCGATACCCACGGCGCAGGCGACCGCTTTTTCTCGCGACCATTGCATCCATGTTTTCAAGGCCTGTGCGGTGGACATCATCCACCGTCTGGGAGATCCCCGCCGTAACCGCGGCGTCCAATTTCTTGACCCGCTGTGCAGATTTCTGGCGTGCTCTTGCGAAACCCGTTGCCCGGCTCATGTGACCGCCTTTGACTGGCAAGTCAGATCCAGGAAGGCGCGACCATATGGGGCCACTGCGTTGATATTGAAGATCTGGCCGCTTTCACTATCTTTCAGTCGCCATTCCGTGGTGAGACCAGGCAACGCAGCAGCGCGAAACCGTACAACCGAAGTATTCAGCCCAGAAAGGCGATCCGCGATCACGGCCTCACCACCGCGCAGGACGGTCATGTGTCCGATCAACCCGGCCGCGCGCGTGGCCCAGGTGGTCCCGTCTTTTTGTTGCACGTCAAAGGCGCGGCGCAGAGGTTTGCGTTTTGGCATTAGGTGAAATTCCGATGAGGGGCCAAAAGCTGGCGCACAAGTTTTGGCAGACGCGGATTATCGCTTTCATCGTCTGCGCCATCGTACAGAGAACGAACCAGCTCAATGACCGCCTGTTCAACGTCAAACGGCAAACCACCGGGAAACGCGGTGACAAGATCGGTGCGCAGGTATTGTGCGACCTGAGCCTCGGCTACGTCAGTCAACCGCTGGAGCTTGACATCATCGAAGTTGAAAGAGGACGCATCCACGCCATCTTTCACAGTGGCAAGCGGTGTCAGGCTCACTTGCTGTCACCATTGCTGGGCTTTTTGGCTTTTGCCGCGTCCTTCAGATCTTCGATCTCTTTTGTCGCAGCCGCTAGATCTTCAGCCAGTTCGTCCGCTTTCTTCTGGACTGCCTCCCGCTCACCTTCCGCAACCGATAGCTTAGCTGTCAGATCCTCGGCCAGTGCCTCGGACGCCTCGGCACGATCAACCAGCGCCTTCAAATTGGCGGTTGCGACAACGCCCTCACCCTTTGGCTCGTCAGATTCCTGCACCCCGACAACGGCTTTTGCCTGCTGCCCCCGTTCCTTGCGGAAAGCTTCAGCTTCAGCATCCGACAAGAGGCGGCCATTTGCGGGCGCGCGGGTCGGCTTCTTGTCAGGCCCCTTGCCATGCACCAGCGCCTTGATCACATCGCTGTGCGATTTCTGAGTTTCATCCAGCACATAGACAACGCCAGGAATGAACGTGCCGATCGCGGTGGTGCGCGTGCTGCTTACAACAAGATTTTTCATGAGTTTTCCCCGATGGAAGTCAAAAAACGGGGCCAAATGGCCCCGCATCACCCGGCAAGATTACAAGAAGGTGAAGTTGCCTTTGACCATCGCGGCCGGGCGCTTGTGGACCAGCATTTCGCGTAGCTTGGCCTGAACAGTGACCATGCCCTCGATAAAGTTGGTTCCGTGCTCGGTGGACATCGTGACCGTCGCGGCCTGACGATCGTAAAGCTGGGACGCCATCTCCAGATCGCCACCCAGCCACTCACCCATCGTCATGCTGTTGCTTTCAACAACGCTACGCCCCCAAAGAACGGGCGAAGTGACCCCATCGGGGCGGCCGAACACATAGCGAAGGTTTGCATCCTTCTCCATTTCGATCGCGGCCCAATCGACCGGGTTCAAAACAAAGGACGTCAGGAAGTAATCCTCCAGCACGATCTGCAACATCGCCAGGCGCAGACGGTCAATGCGAGTGGTATTCGGCAGGGTCGCATTAGCCGCAACAAAGTCTGGGGCAACCGACATCAAGCCCAAATGGTTTTCGCCAACTCCGTCGCCGCTCAGGATCTGCTTTTCGCGCTCGAGATCCAGGCCATAGCGCAATTCGCTGTCAATCTCGCCCATGACAAAATCAGCATCGGCAATCATTTCTTCAGAAATGTTGATGTGATGACCAATCTTCGAGACTGTCTCGACGACCTTCTCCCATGCGTAGTTGCTTTCAGGGGTTGCCTGACCCTCTGCAACCATTGCAGCAGCAGAGTTGCGCACGGTCTGACGACGATAGGTCATCGCATCCGACCCAACCGAGCCGCTAGACAGAAGATCAGCCAAGAGCAGACGGCGGCGCGGCAGGCGCACGGGTTGCCGTTCCTCTTCGCGATAGATCAAACCATCGCCCGAGCCGGTCGCGGTGGTGATCGCATTGTTGATTTCCATCTGCATCCGACCGGAAAAGCCGCCGCTTTCTTCGAGGTTCTGAACCACAGCACGGCCGAGGGTCTGCGGGGCATCGGCACCACCACCCCCGAGGCCAGCCGCAACATTTTGCGCCAGCTCAGTGTTCTGAGCCGCCAGCCCTTCAACTTTATTTGTCAGGGCCGTGAGTGCGTTGTTCAATTCGGTCTGGGTGGACAACAGCCGATCCGCCGTTGCTTTGGTTTCCGCGCTGACCTCGCCGGATTTCTTGGCTTCTGACAGGGCATTCTCGGCGGTTTTTTTGGTATCACTTTGGATCTGCTTCAAAGTGGCCTGAATCTGCGTCAGCAATTCGCCGTCGCTGGCATCAGCCAGCGGCTGAGAGAGAACATTCACCGGGCAGCCAGCAGCCAGTGCCGCCACGTGAATGGCGGGCATTTTTACGTTTTTCATGTGGATTTCCTCTAATC